ATCGGAAGGTTTTACTCGGTGCCACCTTTCGGCAAACCAAAGTTGTTAGGCGAAGGCGTAGATGAGTTCATTGCGGTGTACCGGCTGTGGTATGAGTACGCTGACGGGTCTTTCTGATGCGCTACGCCGCACGCCGGGATGCGAACGATGCCGCCATCACCGCAGCCGTGAGAGCGGCGGGGTTTACGGTGTACGATTTGGGGCAGGCAGGGCAGGGCGTGCCGGATAAACTGGTCACCGCCCCCGGTTTCGCAGCGTTCCTCGAAATCAAGACCCCGACGGGCAAAATGCGAAGGGGTCAAGAACGCTTCCAGATGGCGTTTGAGCCGCTTGGAATGTGGTACCTAGCCCGTGACCCTGCCGAAACGGTTGCGTGGCTTCAGACGCGGCTGACGACGACCCAGAAGCCCTGACCCATGAGTTGATGGTGCTGGAGGTGGTGGATGTGGAACCGCTCACAGAGCCGGGGGAGCCACCACCGCGCAGGCTCTTGGATGAGGTGGGCGTTCCTGCCGTCCGAAAGGGTCTTGCCAGCCGCCCCCGTGTGGACGCTGAAGAAACCCAACCGGGGCATGATACGGGCAAGGTCATCCAACACCGCGTCAAGCCGGTCGGGTTCAATGTGTTCTAGGACATCAATGCAGCAAACCATATCGGCTTCCTGCGGGTCGCCGTACTCTGGGAAGGCTGGGTCATAGGGTCGGTAGTCAATCGAGATACCCGCAGGCTCAAGGGCGCGTTGCAGGTTCTTCTTGCCAGCACCGTAGTCGGACAACGACTTGATGCCGTTATCCACGATTAACTTTGCAACGATGGGCGCAAAGGCGATGGAAGCCACGCCATAGGCGGGATTGGTGTGGAGTTCGACCTGCTGTGCGCGGTAGGCTTCGGAGATAGTAGTCATGCTTGCATCCTTCCCTGTAGGGGTCTAGCATCATCGTACCATAGGGGAGAGTCATGGCTGCTCACGAAAAAACCGCTGCGCTGTTTGTCGGAACCATGTTCCACAGCGCGACCATCACGCACCTTCAGCACCTTGCCACCAAGTCCTTCGCGCAGCACATGGCGCTTGCGGAATACTACGAGGCCATTCCCGGTCTTGTGGATAAATACGCAGAAGCCTATCAAGGTAGGTATTCAATCATCACGGGCTACGATGTCGAGTTCCACAAGAACAGCAACCCGAAGGCGTATGTGAAGTCGCTGCTGACTTTCCTCGACGAAATCAAAGGCTCACTCCCGAAAGACTCCGAACTTGTTAACCTGTTTGACGCGGTTGTGGATGCCGTGACGAGCCTTAAGTACAAACTCGAAAACCTCGAATAATGGCGAAGAAAGCGGAACCGTCACGGGTTGATGCGGCACGGTAAACAGAAGTAAACTGTCGTAATGGAACTTAAGAACATTGCGGTAAGTGAGTTAGTCCCGTTTGCGAAAAACAGCCGAACACATGACGATGCTCAAGTAGCGCAGATTGCCGCAAGCATCCGCGAGTTTGGTTTTACCAACCCCGTCCTTGTAGACGAGGTTAACGGCATCATTGCCGGACACGGGCGCGTCATGGCTGCTCGTAAACTAAAATTAACAGAAGTCCCTTGCATACGGTTATTGCATCTATCTGAATCCCAAAAGCGTGCGTATGTCATTGCCGACAATAAACTTGCGTTAAACGCGGGTTGGGATGAGGCAATGCTCAAACTGGAGTTGGCTGACCTCAAAGCATTGGACTTTGACTTTGACCTGACCGGCTTCAATACCGACGAAATAGACGCCCTATTAGCCGATGAAGGCACCGAAGGGCTAACTGACCCAGACGATACGCCAGAACCGCCTATAGAGCCTGTCACGCGCTTGGGCGATGTATGGATATGCGGCCAGCATCGGGTGATGTGCGGCAGTAGTCTTGACCAAACCCAAGTAGAACTTTTGTGCGCGGAACAACGGGTAGATATGCTGTTAACCGACCCACCTTACAATGTGGCGTATGAAGGTGGAACGGGTTTAAAAATTCTAAACGATGATATGGGCGATGCGGAATTTAGAATTTTTTTGCGGGACGCTTTTGTTTCGGCTGACACGGTAATGAAGCCGGGTGCCGTGTTTTACATTTGGCACGCGGATTTGGAAGGCTATAACTTTAGAGGCGCTTGTCAGGATGCAGGCTGGAAAGTGCGCCAATGCCTCGTTTGGAAAAAAAGCCACATGGTTATGGGACGGCAAGACTATCACTGGCAGCATGAACCGTGCTTATATGGGTGGAAAGAGGGCTCGGGTCATTTATGGGCCAGCGACCGTAAGCAAACCACTATTCTCAACTTCGACCGCCCCTCCCGAAACGGCGAACACCCCACAATGAAGCCTGTCGCGTTGTTTGAGTATCAAATGCTCAACAACACGAAAGGCGGCGATATTGTGTTGGATTCTTTTGGGGGCAGCGGCACAACCCTAATCGCAGCCGAAAAAAATGGTCGTATAGCCCGCATCATGGAGTTAGACCCCAAGTATGTGGATGTCATCGTTAAACGCTGGGAAGACTTTACCGGCCAAAAGGCCGTGCTTGAGTCCACAGGCGAACCCTTTAAGGCCGCAGCATGAGCAACCATCGCAAAAAACAAACCATTAGCAAGCGCACGGGTCAGCCAAAGCAAGGGCATCAAGGGGAGGGTGGCGGTCGCCCCCGGTTTGAGATTGACTACGAGGCGGTCAAGAAGTTGGCGGGTATCCAATGCACCCAGAGCGAGATTGCCGCGTGGCTTGGTTGCAGCGTGGATACGCTACTCCGCAATGAGAAGTTTTGCGAAATCTATAAAAGCGGCGTGGAGAACGGGAAGATGTCCCTGCGGCGGCACCAATGGCGTGCGCTTGAAGATGGCAACACAACTATGTTGGTGTGGCTTGGCAAGCAATACCTTGGGCAACGCGATAAAAACGAGTTAACTGGCGCTGACGGCAAAGACCTGACGATTACATGGCTGCCTCCGCAGTAACTATCCCGTATGCCCCTCGTCGGGTGTTCATGCCGTTCCATGAGCGAACGAAGCGGTGGGCTTGCCTTGTGGCGCATCGTCGCGCTGGCAAAACAGTAGCGGCGGTCAACGATATTGTGCGTGCTGCCGTTTTTTCTAAAAGCCAGAACCCTTTGTATGCGTACATTGCGCCGTATAGGTCGCAGGCCAAAGCCGTAGCGTGGGACTATTTTAAGTATTACGCTCGACCTGTAACTCGAGAAATTAACGAGTCTGAACTTGTTTTGGAGTTAATCAACGGCGCAAAAATACGACTGTTTGGCGCGGATAACGCAGATGCTATGCGCGGTCTTGGTTTTGACGGTGTTTACATGGATGAATACGGCGACTTCAAACCTTCAGTTTTTGGAAGCGTAATTCGACCCGCTATGTCAGACAAAGGCGCATGGGGCGTCATGGCCGGTACGCCGAAGGGGCGCAACCAGTTCTGGGACATTTACGAGACGGCACGGCGCATCCCAGACGAGTGGTTTGTCCTGCGCCTGCCTGCCAGCGAATCAGGCCTGTTGCCCCAGAGCGAACTCAACGCGGCAAAGGCACAGTTGTCGGAAGACCAGTACCTCCAAGAGTACGAATGCAGTTTCGAGGCGGCTATCCTTGGCGCGTTCTTCGGCACAGAGATGCGACAGGCAGAGCCGCGTATTAACGAGCGTGTAGTCTTTGAGCCGGGGTATCCGGTACACACCGCATGGGACTTGGGCTACCGCGACGACACGGCGATATGGTGGTATCAGGTCGTGGGCGGCGAGGTGCGCGTCATCGACTTCTTCGCAGTCTCGGGTGCAGACATCCGCGCCATTGCAGAAGTGGTTGTAAACAAGGGTTATCAGTACGGCAAGCATCACCTGCCGCATGACGCACGCGCCAAGAGCCTACAGACGGGGCGCAGCATCGTAGAGCAGTTGGCTGACCACCTCGGCATCAACCATTTGTCTGTGGTGCCAAACATCGGCTTGCAGGACGGAATCCAAGCAATTCGTCAAATGTTGCCCCGAACTTGGTTTAATTCCGTAAAATGTAGCGATGGCATAGAGGCTTTACGCCAGTATCAGCGGGAGTATAGTGAAGACACGAAAGCGTTCAGGGCATCACCCCGACACGATTGGACATCACACCCTGCCGACGCTTTCCGTATGCTGGCCGTTGCGTGGAGGGCTGAACCGTCCGCGCAAAGGCCGTTAGAGAGCAAGACCTTGATTGTTGGGCCACAGAATGAGGTCACGCTAAACGACATGTGGCAGGTTCACGAGCGTAGCGTCTCAAGGAGGGCGCGAATATGAGTGGCGTAAATCTTCCGTATCAATATCCCTACGAGACGGTCGCCGTTTCGCAGACCGCGCAGGTGCTTGGCACTAATGGCGCAGCAAACGACTACCTGCATCGCATCGTGGTGACTGTCTCGACCGCTGCATCGTCCACGGTTAGCATCATCGACGGCAGCACGACCGTCCTAGCCATCCCGGCTAACACCCCGGTTGGCGTGTATAGCCTCGACCTTGGCCTCAACGCGGCTACCGGCCCGTGGAAGGTCACGACGGGTGCAGGCGCTGCCGTGCTGGCAGTTGGCTTGTTTAGCAAATGAACCGCAAACCCGGACTCTACGCCAACATCCTAGCGAAGCAGGAGCGCATCAAGGCTGGCTCCGGCGAGAGGATGCGAAAGCCCGGAGAGGCTGGTGCGCCGACCGCAAAGGCGTTCCGCGAGTCTGCCAAGACCGCTAAACCAGAGAAAAAGGGTTACTGATGAGCGCAGCGTGGCAGCGTAAGGAAGGCAAGAACCCAAAGGGTGGCCTCAACGCCGCTGGTCGCGCATCGTACAAGCGTGAGACGGGCGGCACCCTCAAGCCCCCGGTGAAGGGCGGCGACAATCCTCGCCGCGCTAGTTTCCTCGCACGCATGGGCAACATGGCTGGGCCGATGGAGAAGAACGGCAAGCCGACACGCCTCGCCCTTGCGCTGCGTGCTTGGGGTGCGTCGAGCAAGGAAGATGCGAAGGCAAAGGCTAGAGCCATCTCTGCGCGAAACAAGAAGGACTGACAGATGGACGAGCGCGTTAGCCAAGAACTTGAGAAGTACCTGCGGGTCATCGGCACCTACGAGAATGAGTTTGCCAAGTGGCAGGCGCGGGTAAAGAAACTCGTCAAGCGTTACCGCGACGACACCAGAGGCTCGGGCGGCAACGAAACCGCCAAGTTCAACATCCTCTGGAGCAATGTCCAGACGCTCATCCCTGCCGTCTACGCCAAACTGCCGAAGGCTGATGTAAGCAGACGCTTTGGCGATAACGACCCCGTTGGGCGTGTCGCTGCACAATTGGTCGAACGCGCCATCGACTTCGAAATTGAGCATTACCCCGATTTTCGCTCGACCATGAAATACGATGTCGAGGACAGGTTCCTCGGCGGTCGCGGCACGGCATGGGTGCGGTACGAGCCTCATGTCGCCCCCATTGGCGTAGAGGACGATGGCGTATCTATCACTTCTGCCATCGAACAGGGCGAGGGCGCACCGCCGCCGCTTGAAGAGATTGAGTACGAACGCGCCCCGGTCGATTATGTCCATTGGAAGGACTTTGGACACTCACAGGGCCGCACTTGGGAAGAGGTGGGGCAGGTATGGCGCTGGGTCTATATGACCCGTGAGGCGCTTGTAGAGCGTTTTGGCGAGGAAATGGCGCGTCAGATACCGACCGACCAAGGCCCGGAGACGCTCAACGCCTACCGCGACAGCAAGCGGCAGTACAACCTCGCCAAAATCTGCGAACTCTGGGACAAGGAGACGCTGAAGGTCTACTGGTTGTCGAAGGGTATGTCGCACTTCATTGATGTGCGTGACGACCCGCTCAACTTTGAGGGGTTCTTCCCCTGCCCGAAGCCGCTCTACGCCACGACGACCTCGGACAACCTTGTGCCTGTTCCAGACTTCGTGCTGTACCAAGACCAAGCGATGGAGTTGGACATCCTCTCCGACCGCATTGATGGTCTGGTCAAGGCGCTGCGTGTGCGCGGCGTGTACGATGCCAGCCAACCGGCTTTGCAGCGTCTGATGACCGAGGGCGACAACAACGCCCTCATCCCGGTGGACAAATGGGCGGCGTTTAGCGAGAAGGGCGGCTTGAAGGGCAGCGTTGACCTGCTGCCGCTCGACACCATCGCGCAGGCGCTCATCCAATGCTATCAGGCACGCGCTGACATCAAGGGTCAGATATACGAAATCACGGGCATCAGCGACATCATCCGTGGTCAATCTGCGGCCTCGGAGACGGCAACGGCGCAGCAAATCAAGGGTCAGTACGCTGGCCTGCGCCTGCGGTCGATGCAGGAAGATGTGGCGCTCTTTGCAACCGAGGTCATCAGGCTTAAGGCGCAGGTGATGTGTATGCGGTACCAGCCGCAGACCATTCTCGCCTACTCTGCCGCAGAGCAGATGTCGGACGCTGACAAGGCGCTCATCCCGCAGGCGTTGCAACTCATCCGCGACAAACCGCTGCGTAACTTCCGCATCGACATTGCCGCTGACAGCCTTGTGCAGATTGACGAAGCGCAAGAAAAGCAGGACAGGCTTCAGTTCTTGCAAGCCTTCGGCGGTTTCTTGCAGCAGGCGTTGCCGGTCGGTCAAGCCTCGCCGGAACTTGTCCCGGTGATGATGGACTTGCTCAAGTACGGCGTGCAGGCGTTCAAGGCGTCGCGTCCGCTTGAGGGTACGATTGACGCTGCAACGGAGCAGTTGAAGCAGATTGCCGCGCAGCCCCGTGAGAACCCCGCCGCGCAACAGGCGCAGATGGAGGCACAGGCTGAACAGGCCAAGTCGCAGATGCTCATGCAGATTGAGCAGGCCAAGTTGCAGCAATCGGCGCAGGTCGAGGCGCTCAAGGCGCAGAATGACCAGCAACTAGAGCAGATGAAGCAGCAGTTTGAGGCGCAACTTGCACAGCAGAAAATCGCCGCAGAGCAGCAAATGGCGAAGTACAAGGCCGACTTGGACGCTGCCACAAAGGTCATGGTCGCCCGTATCTCGGCTAACCCCGGCCTCGACATCCCCGCTCTGGAGCAGCAGCAAGCCGTCACCGAGCGCGTCATGCAAGACATGGGCGGCGAGGTGAGGCAGGCGATGCAGAACCTCGTGGCGCTCTACGGTCAGATGGCATCGTCCAACGACGAGAACATGAAGGGCGTGCGTACTGCCCTTGCCACGCTGACTGCCCCCAAGCGCATCGTGCGCGGCCCTGACGGGCGTGCGGTGGGCGTGGAGGCGGTGCAGCAAGCCCTTGAACTGGAGCCGCGACTGCAATGATTACGACGACCAAGGGGATG